GTTTACAGCTGCAACAGCACCTGAAGCGGCACCAGTTTCAGCAAATGGGTTCGCAACTAGACCATATCTAGTTTTGAAACCGATTTTAGGTTGGAAAGTGTCTTGTCCAACTGCTCTTACCATTTGTAGTGGCACGTATGGGCAGTAGAATATACCAGCGTCATAAGGTGAAGTACCTTTGTAACCAACTACGTAGTATTGTTTCGCAGCTGAGTTCGCTGAATATGGATCAATGTACACTTTGTATCTTCCGTTTAATGTACCAGCAAAAGTATTACCAGTGTCATCAACGTTTAGATTGTTGTTTAATGCAGGAGTGTAATCTAAAACACCAGCCATTTGAAGCGCACTAGCAACGTCAGCAGAACAGATAATCATATTACCTTTTCCTCTTCTTGTTCTTTGTGCAATTCTATTAGCATCTCTCTCTAATTGGAACATTAATCCTTTGAATCTCTCAACTGACCATCTTCCGTTTGAGTCTGTGTCTAAATCAAAAATACCAGGTGTAGTTACGTTAGTAGCAGCACCCTTTTCTGCATTGATGTATATTGTTCTAACAACTTCTCTATTGATTTCAGCAAGAATTTCAGCAGATAGAATATTTGCTAATTCTGTTTCTGCGTCTAAACCGTGGATTGCTTTTAAGTCTTGTGCAAGTTCCATAGTGTATTCTGCTTTAAGAGCTCTTGATCTAGCTGTTACTGTTGATTTCTCAATTGAGAAAGCCATTTCAGCAAAAGCGTTACCAGAAGCATCCCCTAATGCCTCAGCCGTAGCTGTAGTCATACCTTGACCTCTTGTGAAGTCTGTAGGAACAGAATCGTTCAATACTGCTGGGTTAGTTCCTCTTTGCTCTGTAGCACCTACTGAGCCTGCGTCTGATGATGAATCACCAGCAGCATTTCTACTAGAGAAGTCTGTATCCGCTTCATCAAATAAAGCTTCGTTTCCTGTTTGTGAAGTGTATCTACTTCTCATTGCAAAGATAAGTCCAGTTGGACCAGTCATTGGTTGTACACCAGCGATATCGTATGCGATAAGATTAGGCATTGCTCTTCTTACTAATGAGATCAAAATTGGATCCCAGTTAGCAACTGCACTACCTGTAGAGTTAGTAGGAGCAGCTTCGTTTAAGAAAGCAGCGTCCTCTTTCATTGCTCTTTCTTGGTTTTCCAAGATAGTAGCTGTAACGGCACGTCTGTAAGAATCCTGAACCTTAGGTAGATCCGGGTGTTCTAGGACAGGCTGCCATTTTTTTTCGTATTGTTCTGATAAATACATTTGTTTTTATCTCCCTATTTTGACAACTTAATGTCTTTTGTTTTACTTATAGCGGCACTATAAGCAGCCATTGCATTACTTAAATCCTCGTTTAAAGGACTTGAGTCTGCCGCCACATCATCTATCTCACCAGAAGAGTCTTTTTTGCCAAAATAACTTTCTTTAATAGTAGATACTTTGCCTCTAAAGTCTTCTTCGTTTTTATAGTCAATTTCTTCAGCAAGTTTATTAAACTTCTCTTTTTGAGTTTCAGCAAGTTCTTTAGACGCCTCATCAATGATAGATTGTCTAATATGTTTGCCGTTCTCTTTAGATAGTTCAACATTCTTTTCAATTGATTCGTTAAGTTTCTTTTCTAACTCCTCAATTTTTGAAGCTTGATCTTCTAACACATTATATTTTTCGTCTGGAACATCAATGTAGTGATCTTCAAATAGTTTTTTCAAACCACTTATGAAGTCCTCAGCGATTTCGCCTTTGATCCCTCTTTCTAAAGCGAGTTCGTTTTCTTTCATCCACTCCTCTACCACGTATGATAGATAAGAGTCAACTTTTTCTACTAACTCATCTTTAGCTTTAGAAGTTTCTTCTTCGAATTTTTTGTTGTAGTCTGCTTCAATCTCTTCCGCAATGTCTTTTACTTTAGACTTAATCGCAGCTTCGAATACAGTAGCAGCCTTTTGTTTAAATTCTTCAGATAATGAATCATCTCCAGCAACAAGAGCATCAACGTGTTCTTTTACGTCAATTTCTTCTTTCTTGTAAGAAGCTTTCATATAGCCTTCCTCTTTGTCTTTTTTCTTTTCCTCAGAGTCGTGCATAGCTTCTTTCTTTTCCTTCTCGTCTTTTTTTTCAGAATCGTGTGACATTTCTTTCACTTCTTCTTTTTCCTTGTCATCTGAAGACTCTTTTTTATCGTCTTTTTTGTCAAGGTATTTTTTTAGACCAGCAGGTAGTTCGCCTTCTTTGATTTCTTTATCTTCCGAATCTTTTTCAGAATCTTTTGACTCACCTTTAAGTTTTGGCATTGCGTCAGCAGCACCTTGACTTTTCTGTTGTGGGTCGCCAGAAACCTGTTTTGTTTTCTTGGTAGCATCAGGATTACTGTCTGTAGGTTTAACTACAGGTGCGCCTAAATCTTCGTGGTCTGCCATTTTAGCAATATGCGAAGGCTCAGCCGCTACAGCATTCTTTTTAGGAGCATCAGGAGCTGTTGCTTCTGTTACTTCTTTTACTGTTGCCTCAAGAGTCTTTTCTGTTTCGGCCATTGAAATCTCCTCTTTAATTTTAAAACTAGTTTTAAATTGTCTTAATTAGATATATTTATAAAACTAGAGATTTTTAAGAAAGTTTTGAAAAACTTTAACTTTAGCTTCTGCTAAAGCATTTCTTTTCGCACTTTCTATTTCTCGTTTCCAAGCGTCAATGTTCTTTTCAACGAGTACGCCATTGTCCCATATCCACTCTTTATTTTCCATAATGCCTTCTACGAAAGCGTCTGGAGCAGACGGATCTGCAACAATATCAGCGGCAGTTGCTAAATAAAAGTCATCTTTTACGTAGTTTGCGCCACCTCTTTGTTCTAATGAACCCATACCACGTGATGATACTCCCAATTGAGCACCTTCATCAATAAGACCTTTTACAATCTTACCGTAAGGAGTGTTCATTATTTTTGCTTCACCAATAAAATTTTGACCATCTGGATATAGTTTCGTAATCATATGTGAAACTCTTTCCAAATTAACAGTTGGTCCGTCAGGATGTCCTAACTCACCAAATGCACGTTTCTTATTGATAAATTCTGCGTTATATCTTTTTACTTCTTTTTCAAGTATGTCTTTAGGATAGACACGTCCATTTCTATTTTTTAATTCAGATTGTAAAAAGACACCTCTAATTTTATAGTCTTTCTTACCGTTAGTTTCTTCAACTAGGTATTCTGCTTGTGAAATTTCTTCCGATATTAATTTCATATTTCTCTCTCTTGTACTACTATTTATACAATTTTTTATCTAAACTCTACAATAATTGTATAACTATCTCCTACTACAAAATCTCGTGTTGACAACAATACATCACCTGTAGGTGTAGTAGCATTGTTTAATATTTCATTGCCAGCAGTTCTTAAATCCCAATAACCTTGTCCAGATAATACTAATGCTGTTGCGTTTGTAGCACCTGCCCATACTAATTCTACTGCTGATTTATTATTTGTTGTATTTACTGACCACCAAATTTTTGCAATTTTTCTGTTACCGTCTTCGGTCATAAAAGTTAATGCTGAAGCGTCAACTTTAGTAACTAAAGACTCACCTGTACCGTCAGATATGTTAGTTAGTTTTGCAACATACTTAACACCTGAAGTATCAGCAATTGTTTGTGTTGTTACTATATCTGCCATTTTATTTCCTATTGTGCGTCATAGTAAGTTTTTGATAACTCACCACGATTAACTGTTTCTCCTACTTTTCTACATTTAATATAAATTTCTTGTACGTTACCATCTGCAAAAGTAAATGTTCTTATGCCACCAGAAATGGTTACATTTGCACCATCAGCTGAATCAGGATACGTATCACTAATAGTAGCAGTATTTTCAAACTCCCAAATATTATTTGATCCTGGAACAGTTACCCACGCCATTTACTTTTCTCCTAATTGCTCTATTAATTCGTTGTCAAAATATTCTTCAATATCATCTTTGTCAACATTATGAAACTCACAAACTTTTTTTATTGCGTTTTCAAAATTAAAAATTAAGTTGCCCTCATTTTTAATTATTTTCATAACATCATTAACCGCCTCTTTCATAACAGGCGATAAATTTTTGTATGATTTACTGTTGAACGTCTGGTTGTTCTCCACTAACTGGCTCAGCTTCATTTGATACCTCTGGTGTTGTTTCTTGTGATTGTGCATTTGCACCTGTAGGTTCAACTTGTCCATCACGTGTAAAAGTACCTGTACCTGCAATTTCTGGTTTAGGGTCGCTATGTGGTTCTGCTTTAAACATACTACCAGCAACTTCTTGTCTTCTAGCGTCTAAAGAATCGCCAACTTTACTTCTTAATGCGTCTTTAAAAGCATCTCCAGCACCAACCATATCGTTTTGTGCTAACTTGTCTATAAAACTTTTTACTTCTTCACTCATTTTTTACTCCTTATAATAATTCATCATCATTTGCAACTTGCGTATCTGGTGATGATATAATACCGTCATCAATTTCTTTTTTGATTTCAGCATCCATTTGTTTCATTTCTGATTCAGTTTGTTTTAAGATATGTTTTCTAACATATGCAACTGAATAATATTTACCAATGTAATCTCTAACTTCTCTTGCTAAGTTTAATCTTTCTCTCATCATTTCAGAATTTTTTAATTCTGCAAAATGACCGTCTTGTAAGAAGTCATAAAATATAGCATCTCTAATTGCAGGCCATTCTGTTTCTGCAATTATGCCTTTGATTACTAATTGTGTTCTTAATAAATCGTTAAACAGTTCAGTAAATTTCTTTCTTAATCGACCAACAAATTTAGTAAACTTTAATTCATCTCTTGTAATTTCACTTGCTCTACCAAGATTAAATCCTTGACTTGCCTCTAATCTACTTACAGGCACGTTTAATGATCTATATAATTTTGCTCTAAAGTATTCAATGTCAGAAATTTCACCAAGATTTGCACCACCTGGTAAAGTTGTAATATCAGTACCTCTGCCACCTTCTCTACTTGGTAACCAAAAGTCTTCTAACATTGACATATAGTTTCTGTCATCTCTTACTTCACCTGTAGCAGCGTCATAGACAAGTTTGTTTCTGTATCTTGCCATAACATCTCTCAAATATTGCTCTGCCTTAACTTTAGGTAAATTACCTACGTCAATTTTAAATATTCTTCTTTCAGGTGCTCTTGCAATTCTGTAAATAACAGCAGAGTCTTCAATCATTCTCAACTGATTAACAGGTTTAATTGCCTTATGTAAGTATGATAAAACTATATTTTTATTTTGATCAATTACACCTGATGGACAATATGCGATTGTATCTGGTGCAATTTTAATACCTTGAATAGCAGCAGAACCTTGTATACCTCTTTCGTTATAAACAAAGTATTCAACTGTTTCATCAGCAATATTAATGTTAGTAGGAGATGTTAAACCTTCTGGTCTTCTCTTTCTAACTTCTCTTATTTTTTTGATCTTTCTAGGATCAAGGTATTTTAATTCTGTAATACCGTTTTTAGTATTTTCAGCATCAATAACCTTTTGAAAAAAGATTCTTCCATCAACATACCATCTTCTAAAGAG